CAAGGATACCAAATGGCAGAACGACGCTAGGGACGACTTCAAGTTCCGTGATGGAGATCAGTGGTCTGATGAAGAGAAACAGATTCTTGAGGAAGAACTGCGTCCTGTTCTGACATTCAACCTTGTTAAGTCTAGTATAGACTTGATCATGGGTATGAATGAGGATAATCGGATTGTCCACAGGGCCAGTCCGACTGAACCATCTGACGCCTTCTTGTGTGAGGTGCTCAATGACCTATCCGACTATGTGAAAGAGACACAGAACTTTGAGGAAGAAGAAGATGGGGCACTAGAGAGTGCTTCCATCTGTGGTCGTGGCTGGGTCGGGATCGACTTTCAACCTGATCCTAATAGATTTGGGGACATCAGGATGTCAGAGATAGACATCCCAGTTCATGAAGTTCACTTTGACCCAGCAGCCAGAAGACCCAACCTGGATGACTCATCCTATTTAGTGTGGGATCGCTGGATGACCCAAGAAGATTTTAAGATTAGGTATCCTAAAGTTGGACCTAAGAAGATGGAAGAGTTGATGGAGGGCGCACGTACCTGGACGGGAACAAGTGATCCTATGTCCGATGACGGTATCCCGATGTCAGATGCAGCATCTGCTGATTACGAACGTGAGATGGATAGCGATATCAATTTCTTTGATCGTCATCACAACATGCTGCGAGTGGTCCACATGGAATACTGGGAGTACTTTAAAAGGTACTACATATACAACCCAGAGGGTGGGGCATTTGAAGAGATAGATAGTCCACCTGATGAGGAGTTAAAGGTTAAGTTCTTCAAGGAGTTCGGAGAAGAAGTAACAGTAGAAACGATGTATGATAAGAGAGTGAAGTGGTTACAGTTCATCGGAGATCAGATTCTGTATGACGATGTGTCACCACTACCTTACGCAGGAGTCAGTATCGTTCCTACCTTTGCTTACAGAGATGTCAGCAAGAGAACACAGAATAACTTCGGACTTGTACGTCTGATGAAAGATCCCCAGAGGGAGGTCAACAAGCGGTGGTCACAAGCTCTGAACATGTTGAACCAACAGGTACAACCTGGAGTATACGCAGAGACGGACGCATTTGTAGACGAACGCCAAGCCTTGCAGAGTATGAAAGTAGCAGGCGACATTACGTGGGTGAACGCGGGTGCCCTCACTGGCGGGAAGATAAAAGAACGGACTGTCCCAACTTTCCCGAATGCCCCTATGCAGATGGAGCAATTCAGTCAGGACATAATGAAGAAGATAACGGGTATCAACCCAGATCTTCTTGGACAGGACCGAGGCAGACAAGAACCTGGAGTGGTGGTACGTTTGCGCCAGCAACAGGGGATGACGCTGTTGAAGCCCTTGTTCAGGAACTTCAACTTCATGAAGAAGGAACTGTTCAAAAGGCAATTAGCTATTATAATGGCTTACATGCCGGATCGTCAGATGATAAAGATTCTAGGTCAGAACGACAGATACCAGATTGATCCTGAGACAGGTATCATAACAGATATGATGTCAGCACAGGAGAATCCTGAGACTGGAGAAGTGACCTACACCAGACAGGCGAACATCAGAGACGTTCGTAGTCTGGAATACAATGTTATAGCAGAGCAAGCTGCTGGCAACCTATCTAAGAGGATGACAGAACTACAAGTCCTCCTGGAGATGGGCGAGAAACTACCTGTTCCACCTGAACAGATCATCAGTAAACTGGAGATCTCAGCAACGGAGAAGGAACGGTGGATTCAATACATCAAGCAGCAGGAACAAGCCGGACAAGAGAAACAAGAGAAACTTGAGGCTCTTGAGATTCAGTTCAAGGATCGCGAGATCAAGATTGATGAGCAGAGGAATAAGCAGGACTTCATTATCTCTATGGGCAAGATCAACCAAGCTGCTGAGAAAGATGAGAAGTCTATGGCTGCTAAGTTCGCTCAGATGGAAGCCGATGAGAAAGCCAACGCTCTGCAATTCGCACAGCAGATCATGCAAGCTGCTATTGATGAGCAGAAAGCTAAACAGCAAATGAGTCTCGACGCTATAAAAGCTGGACAGGACCTGATACAGGATTCCAGCGTACACACGCAAGACATGTACCAGGATGACAGTAAGCATAATCAGGACATGAGATTCATAGAAGAGAAGAATGCGATAGTCCTGGAAGCTGCAAGGAAGAAAGCAGAACAGGATATCGAGATAGCAAAAGAGAAGGCAGCCCAGCAGAAAGCTATGGCTGCACAGAAAGCCAAAGAAGGGGGAAAGAAAGATGTATCTAAATCAAAGTAACTACGGATGGATATGCCCGAAGTGTGAAAAGGTAAACTCACCGTGGGTAGAGAGTTGTTCTTGTGTTCCTACTGTCTATTATTATCCCCAACCCCGGGAGTACTATCCAGGACCTTACGAGTATGACCCGTCTAAAGTACAGTGGTCCTATACAGAATGTGGGTCCGCTACCATGACAACAGGGGAAGGAGGGGACAGTGGCAAAGGAGAATAAAGCACTACTAAGAAGGCGTAAGGGGTGGTTCGGGTTTGTTCACGGTTACGCCGACTACGTTAAGAATGTGGATTGGGATTCGATCAAGTGGGATAAGAAGACCAAAGCCAAAGAGGAGACCCGAGACAAGATGGGTCGAATCGTACAGAAATGGTAATCCGTGCATGCGCCTCTTAAATGAGCCATGCCGGTGAATCATGATGGGGCCTCCGCCCATAACGGGAGACAAGGCCGCAGGGAGTCTCCCCCCTCCCTGCACGCCTAATATTTAGGGGGTGCGCCTACGGGCGAGGGAGAGAACAATGCCAGATGATAATTTGTTAGAAAAAAATGATAATGACCTGTTAGCAGATTTACTTGACGAAGAGATCGCAGCCGCCAACCCAACTAAAGTTGCGGCACCTAACATGGACGAACTTAATGCATTAAAAGCCAAAGTCGAAGAATTAGGATTAGCCAACGCAGGACTCCTAAAAGCTAAACAAGCACAGACTAGTAAACGTCAGTCTGTGGAAGACAAGCTAGCGCAGATAGAAGGTGCAGTCGGTGCCCTCCTATCACAACGCCAACAGCAGGGCATTGAATCCGTATCGGAATCAGAAGCTGCTGGTGCCCGAGCGCAGGGCATCCCGGTAACATATGATGATGATGGTAATGGGTGGATCGACCCCAGCTATATCAATCAGATTACGTCACCGTATGCTCAAAAGATTGCAGAACTGGAGAACAGACTCCAGCGAACCGATGCTGCCAGTAGCGCACAGACTAACGCTTCCAAAATAATGGAAGGTATCATCGGTGAGGACGAGCGATTTGGACCTGCCAGTGGCAGATACCGGGCAGCTCGAAAATGGGTTGAAGATGCCGTCTTTGATTACGCAAAAGAGAATGGTATCAATAGAGTACTGAGTTCTGGAGAGGCTCTGGATAATGTCTTCAAAGATGATTATCTGCGACAAGAGTTTGCCAAGAACTTTGGTGGTATTGATATCGTAGACGTGGTGACTGCTGAAGATTCACAAGCTCACTTCCGTCGAACACTCGACCACATAGCTGTAACTATGACCCCCAAAGACGATTTCTTGACCGTGCCCAAGGATAAGATGGACAGTAGATTTCAAAAGGTATTGAATAAACCATCCTCCCTTGGAAATCAAGCGAACGCTAAAGCTGGACAGTTGTCAGTCTTGGATAGACTGAACAACATTAGTACACAAGATCTTATGGAATTTTCTGATGACCAGATAGACACACTATTGAGACTATCTGCAAAAGAATAAGATCGTTAAATGGATGGTATCGAAGCTAATAGATAAGGAGAGAATATTATGGCAGTAACAGCTTTTGGTACTAACGACGCACAAGCTATTAAACTTTGGAGCACCGTCACTATGCGCGAGGCTCTTAAGATGACGATGATGAACAGACTGATGGGGTCCGGTAAACGGGCTATCATACAGCGCCTGACTGAGCTCGAAAAAGGTGCTGGAGATACTATCAAGTACGATCTGTTGATGCAGATGACAGGTAACGGTGTCGAGGGTGACAACCGTATGCGAGATAATGAAGAGCCACTGGTGTACTACCAGGATTCGGTTAAGATTAATCAGCTACGAAATGCCCACGCCTTCCGTAGGATGTCCCAACAGAGAACACTACACGATATGAGAATGGACGCTAAGAGTAATCTCGCCGACTGGTTCGCCGGTAGGTTTGATACTTTTGGATTTAATTATCTGTGTGGTCTTACCACTTTCAGTTTCGCTGGCAACACGCCTACCGCACCTGACAGTGACCATTATATTATCTCTGGTGATGTAGCCTCCACTGGTGCTATCGCCACTGATGAACTCTCCCTCGGCAACAATGACCAGATTCAGCTTGCTGATCTGGACTACGCCAAGGAAGCTGCTAAAACTTTATCTCCTCCTGTTCGTCCGGCTGAAGTGGAAGGTGGAGAGTATTACGCAATCGTATTGCATCCGTATAGTGTGACCGACATACGTCTTGATGTAGCTAACAGTGCTTACACTGATTGGCCTACTATCCAGATGTACGCGAACAAACGTGGTCTTAAGAATCCTATCTTCACAGGCGCTCTTGGCGTTTACAACGGTATGATCCTGTTAGAGTCCACCTACCTGCCGTCCTTCACAGGGGCAGCCGCTAGTACTGTCCGTAGGAACTTGTTCTTGGGAGCGCAGTCCGGCGTGTTCGCTATGGGTTCCGCTTA